GGGCGGCGGTGGCGGCGGGTCGAGCGCGCGGGCCATCTCGAGCACCGCGGCCTGCAAGTCGATAGCGTGCAGAGAGGCGTCGGAGGCGCGAGCGCGCAGGGCGGCCAGGGCCGCGGATTGGGCGGGGGTCATGGTCAGCTCGGGTCGGCGATCTCGACGTCCCACGCCGGGAAGTTCACCGTGTTCGAGCCGTTGGCCGTGAGCGCCAGGCTCGTGCAGGTGGTGACGTAGAGCAGCGTGGTGTCGGCCACCCGGACCAAGGCCACGTGCGTGGCGGTGCCGCTGGTGTCGATGAGCACCGAGGACTTCGCGGCGACCGTGACCTTGCGGCCGCTGGTGTCGCCGTTGGCCTTGGTGTAGTCGCCGCCGGCCATCGTCACGTCGGCCAGCGCGTAGGTGCTGTTGGCCTCGGTGTACGTGGTCGGCTGCGCCGAGCACGCGATCATGCGGGTGGCGCCCGCGATAACGTCGAGCGCCGCATCCATCACGGCATCGTTGGCAGCCTTAGCCATTGCGGACCTCCTGTCCGATCACGGAGCCGTGCACGTCGAGTTGGGTCGTCGTGCTGCCGGCCGGCGCGGCCGCGGCCTGGTCGTCGACGAGGTGCGCCCAGCCGGCGGCGATGAAGCGCGCCGCGCGATCGGCGTCGACGACGCGGACCTCGCCGGCCTCGAAGCGGTCTCGGTCGTCGAGGAAGGTGGTGTCGCAGACGATGCGCGTGGTCTTGTGGCTCATGCGGTGGTTACTCCTGGTCCTTCTCGACCTGCACCGACCGCGTGATGCGCTCGGTGACGGTGTCGCGCTCGATGCGCGAGGTGGTTTCGCGCGCCGGCATGGAGACGATGCGCATGTCGACGACGGCCGGCGCGGGCGCGTTCTCGACGACGACGGTGGGCGCCGGGTTGTGGATGTGCGCGTCGACCTTGGTCTCGCCCACGCTCACCTCGGCCGGCTTCACGTCGACGTGGTTGTCGACCTTCACGTCGGGGGTCTTCACGTCCAGGTGCACGGCGTGCTGCGCGGGCTGCACGGTGACGGCACCCATGTGCACGGTGACGTTGGGCGGCGCGGGCGGGTTCTTGAGCGACTCCACCTGCTGCGCGGCCAGCTCGAGCGCGGCCTGGTGCTGCTCCTGCGCGCGCTTGTCGGCGGCCGGGTCCGGCTTCGCAGGCTCCGGCGTCGGAGGCGCGGCGCCCGGCACCGAGAGCTCGGCGTCGCGGCGCGCGGTGGCCTCGCGGACGGTCTGCGCGTGCTTGACCTCCCAGTCGACGCCGTCGAAGGCCTGGCTCTCGGCCTGCAGCGTGCTGATGCCGAGCGCGACGCGCTCTTTCGCCGCGTTGACCTCCTTCTCTGGGTCGATCGACCCGGGCCCGTCGCCCACCCAGTGCGCGCCCGACCACGCGGCGCGCACGACGTGGTCGGCGAAGAAGCCGGGCGCGGCGATGCGGCCAGCCGCCACCTCTTCGCTCAGCCACAGGTCATAGACCGGCTGGCAGAAGTTGACCCGCAGGAACTCGCGCCAGCCCATGAACATGCGCCACGCCATGAGCAGCGCGGCACGCGCGGCGCTATAGCTCGATGTGTAGGACATGAGCAGCACCTCGGACGGCATGCCGATGGCCATGCCGATCTGCTGCACGCACGAGCGGAAGAAGGGGTCGAAAGCGGGATTCGGTCGGCCCGGTGTCGGGCTCGTGACCTTCTCGCCGGGCAGCAGGTTCATGACCTGCCCGCTTTCGATCTCGCCGCTCCACTTCGCGGCGCGCTCGACGAGCTGCCCCTTCGACTCTTCGGTGAAGGTCTCGTCGAACGCCTTCGAGTCCATCTCCGCGAACAGCGCGAAGAGCGAGGAATTGACCGCGGCGTCGAGCTCGGCCTGCGCGAAGCGCGACAGCTGCCGCAGCGGCTCGAGCACCGGCCCGAGGATCGGCACGCCGCGGCGCAGGTCGGGCCGGAGCATCCGATAGACGTGCAACGCGTTCAGGCGGCCGGACGACTCGCCGCGGGCTGCGATGCGCTCCCAGGTGCGGACGCCGCCCGTCGTGAAGTCGCCCGGGTGCCGCGAGCAGACGTGAAAGGCGACGGCCTCGCCGGTGTCGGGCGCACACTCGACGCCCTCGGTCAGCGTGGCGGTGTTGCCGGTGTTGTTCGGGTTGCTGATGCGGTCGGCCTCGATGGTCTGCAGCGCGAGGTGCCGGCCGACTTGGCCGCGACGCTCGACCATCGGCGTCACGACGAGCGTGTCGCCGCTGCAGCAGACGGTGCGCAGCACGAGGTCCTGGATCTCGTAGAAGGTCTGCCTCCGGCCGAGGTCGCAGTCTTTCGAGCTCGCCCAGTGCCCGAACCGCATCGCGACATCCTGCTGCCACGCCTTCTGCTGCTGCTCGGTGAGGCGCAGGAACGTCGCATTGATTGCCGGGTTGCACGACAGGCCGCTGCCGACCGAGTGCGAGACGGTGGTGCCGATCGCCGCGGTGCCTACCGGGTGATTGCGCTCGGCCTCGCGCGAGGCGGCCCGCAGCGCTGGCAGGTCGGTGATGACATCGGACTCCGGCGAGCCGCCGAAGGTCGACGCCGTGGCCATCGACGCGCGGTCGCGCCGTGCGGCGTTGTAACCGCCGCCGGCGGCGGCGAGAGCCTTGCGGGCGACGACGCGCCGCGCCGCGGCGACCGGATCGAACCACCCGATCGCCCGGTCGAGGACGTTGAGGGTGACCGGCTCGCGCTTCATCGCGCGACGATCGTTCGCAGCCGACTGCCGCCGGTGGTGGCCTCGACCTCGAGCTGCTTGCAGCGGGCATCCCACGCCTGGATGCCGGCGCGGATCTCGCCGAGGTCGGCGTAGGTCAGCGACCGCCCGGCGATGGTGTAGGACTGTTTCGCGAGCACGGCCGTTTCCGCCTCCAGGTAGAGCGCGAGCTTTGCCTCAGCTTGGGCGAGAGTGATGCCGGCCATCGCGCGCCAGTGTGGGCGCGGGCCCTGTGCCACATCTAGGCAAACGTGGCACCGTCCTAGCGCTTCTTCAGGAGCCGGTAGTAGGTGCGCCGGCTGATTCCGTGGCGCTGCAGCACCTCGGCCGGCGGCAGGTCGATGTCGCGCAGAACGGCCTCGCGCTCGGCCTCGCGGACGGCCGGCGGCTCTTTCGGGATGTAGTACTTCTCTCCGCCCAGCGCCCGGTGCAGCTGCGGCAGCAGCGCGCGCGCCTGGTCCTCGGTGTAGCTGGGGTGTTGCTTCATCACCTCGACGAGCACGAAGGTGAGGATGTCATCGCCTCGCATCGCGCCCCCCGAATCGGGCCATGCCGGCGATCGAGATGCGCTGCGCCTGGCCATCCGGCACCAGGTGCTCGGGAGCCTTCTTCTCCTCGACTTCGACCTGCAGCGCTTTCTCGCGGCGTTCCCAGTCCCCGTCCTTCCACCGCTCGATACCCACCCAGTGCGCCGCCGCGAGCGCGTAGACGGCGCAGTCGAGCCCCTCGTTGCGCCGCCCCGGCGGCAGCACCCATTCAAGCCGAGGTCGGCCCTTGACGAACTTGGTCACGAGCCGCTCGGCCGTGATCTGGTCGAATTCGTCGTCGGGCAGCCGGCTGGACAGGTGCACGTAGCCCGGGCCCGGCGTCTGGACGCGCAGCCGGCCGTAGATTTCGGCCTTCGCGGTGTCCACGCCCAGCGTCCACAGCTTGACGCCCTTCTTCACCTTCTGCCCGCGCCAGTTGATCGTCTGGTCGCTCTTGCCGGCGAGGATCTGCTTGCCGGCGACGCTCGAGCCCTTGATGGCGAGCACGTTCTCGGCCTGGTGCTCGCGGCAGTACACGTAGACCGCCTGGGTCGAGTGCCCGTCGCTGGAGTCGACCATCGTGGCCAGGAGCGGCACGACGGCGCCGCCGGTGTGCATCACGGGCGTGCGCCGGTACTCGGTGAGCGCGCGCCACGGGCTGCCCTTGTCGCTCTCGGCGGTGGTCGGGTCGCCCCAGAAGACCGCGCGGTCGACGAGCTGGCGCTCCATGCCGCGGCCCCAGGAGTAGAGGCGGGCTTCGATGCGGTCCTTCTGCACGTCCACGCCGAGGGTGATGACGCAGCCGTACGCGACGACGCGGAGTTCGAGGTCTTGCGCCCTCGCCCGAAGTGCATGCTGGTCCGCTTTCGACCCACTGAACTCCCAGGTCTCTCCGAGCGTCTCGTTGCGGAATCCCTGCATCGGGCCGTGATCTCCGACGTTCTCTGCGTCCCGGGCCTCGATGTACTCTCTGGCGATGCTCTCCCACGTGCGCTGCGGGCTGTAGGCGCTCCAGACGTGCACGGCGACGTGCCGCGGCGCCTCGCACCGCTTCCCGTCCGCGCCAAACCATGCTCGCCGCCGGTCGTAACGAAAGCCGCGCTCAAGGTCGAGCCAGAAGCATTCGCCCCACGCCTTCATGTAGTCGGCCTGGGTGATCGCTTCGCGGCAGTGCGGGCAGACGTGCCGGACCGTCTCGGGTCGGCCAGCGTCCCAGACCATGCCGAACGTGCCGTTGTCGGTCCACAGCAGCGGATGCTCTGCATCGCAGCGGGGGCAGTTGATGCAGCACACCATCTGAGCGGCAGCGAGTCGCGCGCGCCTGGTGATGTGGCTCGCGGCCTCCACGCGCGGGGTGCTGCCGGCGATGAGTTTCCCGAATGCAGCACCCTCCAGTCGGCCATGAGCCAGCGTGAACGGGTCGGCCGACTTCTCAACCATCAGGTCGAAGCCGTCCACCTCGTCGAGGAACGCGTCCGAGACGGTGATCCGGCGGTACGCGCGCGCCGCCTTGCCGCCCAGCAGGTGCCAGACCGATCCGACGAAGGTCTTGAGCTTGATCGTGTCGTGCGCCCGCGCGCCGACAGGGATCACCGCCTGCAGCGCCTTCACGTCGCGCAGCATCGGGTCGATCTCCGACTTCACGAAGCTGTCGCGGTCGTCGTCTGTGGGCTGCCACAGCGCCAACTTTCGGCGAAGGTGCACGGCCGAGAACGCCATGCGCGCGAGCAGCATCTTCGTGTAGCCGACGCGCTTGGACTTGCGCACGTCTAGCTCTTCGATCTCAAATGACCCCATCCAGTCGAGGATCGCGACCTGGAACGGCCAAGCCTTCCACTGCCCGCTGGAGTGCGAGCCCTCCGGCGAGAGGTAGAAGTGCTCGGCCGCCCAGTCTCCCAGCAGCACCGGCGGGCGCGTCTTCAGCACCTCGGCGCCGGCGCGCACGGCCTCGAGGATCGCGCGCAACGTCTCCTCGGTAACCGGAAGCTCGACGGCCTGCGTGTTCACGCGTCGCCCGCCTCTGCCGCGACCTGCGACTTCTCTGCGATCTTGGCCAGGCGCGCCGCCGTGAACTCCACGACTGCGGCAGCCATCCGGTTACGCGCGTCCGCCAGTGCGCGGTCGAGTTCCTCTCGGGCGGCGTAGGGCAGATCAGGGCACGCAACGCGAAGCGAGGCAGGCAGGGCGTCGAAATGCTCGACCGCAGACTGCGCGGCCTCTGCCAGGACCGTCGCCATCAGACTGATCGGCGCGTAGTCCTTCGAGACGATGGCGTTCTTCATCTCCTGGCCGATGCGCTGGGCTCGCGCAAGAGCGGCCCGCTCCTGCGACAGGATCGAGTCGTTGTCGCGGCCCGCAGCCTTGTCCCGGAGGCGCTTGCAGTAGGCCAGGAGCCAGTCGCGGCCTGTGCCTTTGCGCGAGAGGTGGCCGGCAACGATCATTTCGGAGACGGCCTGCTGCGTGACCCCGATCAGGTCTGCGAAGTCGTCCTGCGTGATGTGGTTGTCGAGCCAGCTACGTCGCACACCAGACAACCCCCCTCGGAAGGTTCGCAAACGCCGAGTAACAGCGGCGCGAAGCGACCCGCCCTTTCCACCCATCCGGAAGGACCCGCGAACTCATCTGGACCTCGCGGCCAACCGCGCCGCGCTCTCTCGGATCGCCCGCTCGACGTTGGGCCCGATGCGCTGCCGCGCGATCTCCGCTGCGATCTGCGCGAATGGGAACTGCGCCGAGTAGACAGCCGATGGCACGAAGATCAGCACCGGCGTGATGCTCTTGCCTGCGAACTCGCGCTGATAGATGCCGGGCCTCGCGCCCTTGCGACCAGGCAGCACGGCGAAGAATCGCCCGCCTGCCTTGCGCTGTGCTGCGATGCCCTTCGAGCCTGCCCCCAAGCCCTTGACCCGAGACGACACCCGAAGCTGCGACAGGATCTGCCCGAGTTGCGTGCGGTCGAGGTTGCCGTACTGGTCGAGCTTCGCCCCTGCGCCTGGAACTGCGCGCCATCCATCCGGCATCAGGCCCTTGCCCTGCAGCAGCCGCTCGAAGCCCTTCGCCTTGCGCGCCCCGCCTCGCACCTGTGCAGCGAGGAACGTCGACGCGGGCCTGCCGCCTCCTGTGCTGCGATCCTTGATGAACACCTCGGCCTCGGGCTTTGCGGCCGTTGCTGTCGTGCTCGCAACACCGCCGAGCGTATAGGCGGTGGGCCGATCGAAGATCGACTGCATCTTCGCCTTCACGCCCTCGCGCGTCTCGACTGCGGTGCGCGTGATTGCGGTGGCAACAGCAGCAGCCATGCGCCGATCGCTGAAGCCGCGCAGCTCGGCCTGCACGTCCTTCAGGCCTTTGGGGTCGATGGTCAGGCGCATGCTCAGTGCCCAAGTCCCCGCACGATGAGCAGCGCACCGATGTACATCGGCACTGCGGTCGGCCCCATTGTGCGGATGTCTCTCGTGCCACCCAGCGCCTTGATGACCTCGTTCGCCTTCTGCGCCACGAGTGCGCCGTCTGCCCCTGCCTCGATGAGCATGAGCAGGGCCTTGACCTCGTCGAGCGCTTGCTGCGTGAGGATCATTCAGCCCTCTCCTTCGCCTCGAAATCCACAGCCGCCGCAGCCTTCACCCGCTCGTGCGCCTGCGCCAGATCGCACCCGGCCCCGTAGTACCCCTCCAGCAGCAGCCGATACCCGTGCGTGATGCGTCCTGCGTCGCGAGCCTCGCGGTACTGCGGCGAGCGTGCGGCGGATCGGGCCATGCAGCAGGGGCAGCCGTTGACGAACATGGCGCTGACCTGCTGCGCGGCGGTGGTGCAGGCGGGGCAGGTCATGCGGCCTCCACCTCTTGCAGCAGCGGGAACGCCTGCACCTCAGCCACGAACACCCACACCCCAGGCACCGGCCCGTAGCGCTTGCGCAGCGTCACGTCCACGGCCTGGGTGTCGTCGGCCCACACCACGCCGTTGATGCCATCGCACACCGCCTTCAGCACGTTGTCCGCGTCCGGCTTCTTCGTCGGGCGGATGAGCCCGTGCAGGGCCTCGGACTGCTTGCGCTTCGACCAGCTGGCCGGCACCGTGCACACCACGTCGAGATCGATCCGGCATGCGCCCACCAGCAGCGCCCGGCCAGACATCGCGGACTGCGCGGCGTGGGCGACGAGGCCCTCGTAGGCCGCAGTCTTCGCCGGGGTGAACATGCGCACGTGCTGACCGATGCGGCCGACGCGTGCGCGGCCCTTGCCCTGGGGCTCGCCGGGGACGACGAAGCGGATCACCGCAGCTCCTCCCCCAGCACGCCGCGGACCTGCATCAGCTCGGCGCGGACGGCTTGCAGCTGCCGATCACGCTGCAGAAGCAAGGCGAAGAGCGTCGCGTTGTGCTCGCGCTGAAGCTCGAGTTCCGACGCGTGCTGCCGCAGCCTGGCCAGCGCGGAATCGAGGTGCTGCTGCTGGGCCACGAGCGCGACCTTCTGGAACTCGGCGATGCGGTCGGCGGTCACAGGTCCTCCAGCACGTAGGGATAAACCACGCTGTCGCTGTCGGAGAAGCGGAACGTCTCGCCGTTGCACCACAGCTTCAGCTTTCCCTCGAAGCTGCCGTTGCGCTGCTTCTCCACGCTCACGATCGCGTCCGGCTGGTCGGACGCCTTCGGGTCGTAGGTGTCGGCCTTGGCCTTCTTGTCCTTGTTCGCCCACACCGTGACGACGTTGTGCGCCTGGTCGCTGATCGCCGCCGATCCGCGCAGGTCGTACTTCGTCGGCGGCTTCTCGTCGCCGGACTGCGGCTTGCGGCAGTGCGCCACGAGGTGCACGTGCACGCCGAGTTCCTGCGCCACGCGCACGAGGTCGGTCGTGAACTGCTTCTGCTCGTCGAGGCTCTCCTCGCTCGCGCAGACCATCATCATCGAGTCGATGAACACCTGCCCGCCGTCGAGTTCCTGCGCGAAGTAGCGGATCACCGCGAGGCACTGCGCCGGGCTGATGCGGCCGAGGTGATCGAACAGCCACAGCCGGCCATCGGTCCATCGGGCGAAGTGCTGCAGCGACGCATCCGCGGGCCTGCCGACAGCGAACGCCTGCCGAGCCATCCGCGCCAGCGTGCGGGCCGGCGTCATCTCGAAGCTCGCCATCAGGACGCGCTGCTTGCCGACGCACAGGTCGAGCGCCACCTGCCCGGTGAACATGCTCTTGCGGTGCCCGCTGTAGCCGGCCCACACCGTCACC